CAGGACACGTTCAAGTGTAAACTCTCATTTACGAATCTCGTGAAAGAGTTGTACTTCGTCATACAGAGTGAGGGTGCCCGCGTGTTCGACTTCGACAATTACCGTCAGACCGACCTCGACGGGAGATTGGTCCAGTACGAACACCTAAAACACCTCACGTTAACCTTGGACGGAAGCGAAGTGCTCACGGAAAAGACGGGGAAGGCCGTGTTCCTCAAGGCGGTGCAGGCGGCCATCCACCACGCGAAGACCCAACTCATTCGAAGGTTCTACAGCTACAGCTTCGCCCTCGAACCGGAAAAGGCACAACCCACGGGTCAGCTCAACTTCACGGTCATCAAGGACCAGAATCTGGGGCTCACCCTCAACAGGAACGCCCTCCAGGACAGGCAGGTGCGCGTGTACGCCAGGTCGTACAACGTCCTTCGCGTGGCCGGGGGAAACGCTCGAGTAATTTTTAACGTACAATACTAAATCACACGATGAAGACTGGATTCGGAGAATCATCGGGGGCGTACGAGATGCGCCAAGCCGAAGCCCTCGTGAACATCATAACCCCCGTCTTGGAAAAGAGTTTACTCCTCGCGTGCAAGTACTGCCACGCGTGTGGAAGGAACACAGTCCTTGCCCAAGACGTGGAATACGCCGCCAAGTACTGTGCCATGCACACCGTCGGCGAAGACATCGGGAGTGTCATCGAACTCGAAGACAGTGGGAGCGATGACGACGACGAACAGGTGGTGACCGTGGACGATTGCGAACACGAATTCACCAGGTACGAGGGGGAAGACCCCTTTTTCCAGGCCATGAACGCTGCCTACGACGCGTGGAGCACGTGGGAGCCGACAATTCCCGTGGAAATAATGTTAAAAAATGCTATAGATGGCGGAGGAGGAGGTGGAGGGTTGGGATTCTAGCGACTCTTTCAAGCCACTGTTAGATGATGAGTCTTCTTCCTCATCGTCGTCCGACGAGGAAGAGGAAGACGACGAAAACATCTTGCCCACACCCAGGGGAATGGAATGGAACACTGTAAAATATAAAAAAATTGTACACGAAGAAGAACTCTTACCTGAATAATTTTTTTTCTACACACATATTAACAAACACACTCACAAGATGGCTGCCATCATCGCGAACGACGAAATGCCCCCGACTGTCGCTAAGCCGACGCCGGTCGCCGCCCCGGCCCCGGCCATGGGTTCGGAAACGACGCGCATCACCGAACGAGTGACCGCGGGCCTCGAAATGGTGTCGAAGCAGCTCGAATCGCAATCCCTCAACGCTCTCTCCAGCGGCTTCTTCTTCGCGGCCGCCCTCGCGTGGATGGATGTCTCCCGTTCCGTCATTGGTCAGTTCATCAAGGGCAACAAGAACGGTGTCTTGCCGATGACCTTGACGGCGTTGGCCACCACCTTGTTGAGCATCTTGGTGTTCATCATCATCACCTCCATCAGCCCGAAGGTTGAGCGACCGCCGATGCCGGTGTACGCGGTCGTCGGCCGATAGACAGCATCACCAGAATACCAACTAAAACAATGAACCCAATGGGAACCCATTTATACACGTCGACACGCCCTTTATCGGCTTCGACTTCTTCCACGTGTATTTCTGGCTTCTCCACCACAGGAAGCGGCACCCTCGGAAGGTGTTCCAACCGGTCGGTGGAACACATGAGTTTAAACTTCAGAGAGTGCTCTCTGTTTCTAAAGTCGTAGGGCACCAGGCGACCCTGGGACATGTAAAAGAAATCCACGCGAAGGGTGTCCATGACCTTCTGTGGTCCGGAGTGGAACTCGTGCACGATGGGGTCGTCGGCGCTGGTGAAATCGATGTACTCCGCGTCCACGCCCTGCACGTGCATCTTCCCCGTGTAGAAGGGGGTACCAGCGTACACGTCTTTCGTGAACTCGTGAGAACCCACGGAGAGACGCACGTACAACGCCATGGGTCCCGAGAGGTCCACGGAACCGGACGAGAGCTCGTAGTTCACGTTCGAGGACGTGTCCGTGGCGGGGAAACCCAGGACCTGGTGGGGTGTGGTGAGGTCCGTGACGTTGCTCTCGAACCCATTCGTTCCCGTGCCGAACGCGAAAGTGAACTCACTCGTGCCCGCGACGTTCGCAAAGTAGAGGGAATCGGTGGCCTCCACGTAACTCACGGTGTCCACGTTCGACGTCGGTGGGGCCAGGGCGGTCTGTAAGGCGTCGGCCAGGACCACGGCGTTGGCGTACGCTTGCACGGGGAGGGACACGTCCACGTCACCAACGGTGAAGGTTTTGTTCGTGTCATCGATGAGGTGTCGAGACAGCGGTACGCGCGCAGACACGAGTTCGATGCGTTCGACGTCGTACACGGGGTTTTCCAGTGCGATGACATAGCTGTTGGCGTAGGCGTGGACCGAGGGGTCGCGCTGACTACTGTCAACATCTAAGGTGTAGACCTTCATTAAAATTAAGGCACATAATTTTAATGAGTGTTTTTTATCATCAGACATCACGTATTAACAGAAGCTCTGGGCGAATGGGTTATTGGCCAACTGTCGTTTCGTGCTATTTAAACTCTCCGGGGTGGCGTAGGGATTGGCCTGGCCCTTGTACGGGTTCAACTGGTGGTAGTCCGCGTCCTTGTACTGCTGCATCCATCCACCAGAGGCTGGGTTCACGCGACCATCGACTCTGGTCGTGTCCGAACGCACGCTCGTCAGCTTCCCACCCTGCTTCAAGGCACTCTCTCGCACGTTCATGCGACCCGGGTTGCCCATGCGGTTGCCCTGACCACGCTTATCTTCCGGCCTGAACCCGAGGCCCATGAGGGTCTTGTTGTCCCTGGCCTGCGATGCCTTCACGGCCGCGGAGTTCACGTAGGCCCCGTGGAAGCTGTGAATGCCCGGCTGCACTCTGTCGTTGAAATTGAACTGCGCCCCCGTGAGGTCGCTCTTGTTCCTGGTGGGTTCTTGTGCGATGGTCATGGCCGACGTGAACCTCTTCGGTGCGGAGACCTCCAAACCATCGGTGCGAAGGCCCGTCTCCGACCTGTTCGTCGTGCGCTTCGTGCGTTCGTGTTCCTGTCTCGGGGTGATGGCGCTCATGCCTTGGGCGCGACCGCGCGCGGTCGGGAGACGCTCGAAGAGCTCTGTCGTGCGTTCTGGACGATTCTTCACCACATCACCGACGAGACCGCGGCGTCCACCCATCGTGTCAGCGCCGTGGTTGGCGCGTCCAGGGAGTTGCGTGAGCTTGTATTCACCCACGTTCGTCGGCATGACCCGGTACTGCTGGTGGAAACCACCGGCCGCGGGAACCTCTGGGGCGAGTCCAAGACCCGGACCGACCAACTGCTTCTCGATGGGGGAGAGGTTGTTCATCGTCCCCTGGTCGTAGAGTCGGTTCCGCATGTTCAGGATTTCACCACCCGATGTTCTTCGCTGAGGGTTCACTTCTCCAAAACTCGGGACCTCCACTTTGCTCTCGTTGTATGGAATGAAATCTTCTTCTTCTTGGTCTTCAGGTCCAGCGTCCATCGCAACCCGCACCGGTGTCGGGGTCGGTGCCTGTGCAGTCGATGACGGCGAGGGTGCGCTCAACACTTTCCCGGCGTACACCAAAGCGGCGACGGCTGCTATTGAAATGGGGTCTGCCATTCTTAATGATTACTAATATTTTTTATTTCTTGCTTGCATATCGCTGCTGGAACAATTCGTTTTGAGCTTCCGCGCGCGTGCTGCTCGGGTCGAAATTCATGGTTCGAACGGGGAGCTTACACGTCATGTCGTTCAGGGGGTACAAGTTCTTCTCGTACGTCATCACCAAAGGTTTGTCAAATCGAGACGTGCTCTGAGGACGCAAGCGGTCGGAGGTGTCGATGTACTGTGCCGGTGAGCCCTTACCCGCCATGAGCGGCGCGGTGCCGTACAACATGGTGTTGGGTCGACCACCGTCGGCGTAATTCAAGGTGCTCGGCTGAGGGTAGACGAAAACGTCGTCCGTCGCGCGTCGCGCCGGGAGCGCACCTTTGTTGTCGACGATGGTGAGACCTGGTTGAAGCTGATAAGCCATTATTACTGTTAGTGGAGATTTTTTAATTTACACCACTTCTCTTGTCTCCGGCACTAGACAACCCACCGAACGCCTCGAGCTGCACCCCGCGAGCGTTCGGGTTGCACGCGTACATGTCCCCAGCCTTGCACATAGAACCAAACTTCGGCCCGTAGAGCCACTCGGCGTACGCCGTCTGGTCTCCTGGGATGTCAGTCACGGGCATGGACACGAACTGGCGCTGCGCCGCGCGACGGCGGTACTCCGGGTGCGTCGTGCGCGAACGACCACTGTCGTAGCGCGTGTTGTCTACTGGGTATTTCACGGAATTGTAAGCACACGCAGATTTGCGTCCGGGGTTGTCGGTGTAATCCGTCATGAGCACGTTCGCCATCGGGTTGTCCTTCGTGGGCAACTGGCACCCCTCGGGGCGCGGGCTGTTTCCAACCTTGACCATGTTCGAGCGGTACATCACCACGAGGACACCGAGGACGGTGGCACCGAGGACGAAAATGCGCGGGTCGCGTCGAATGAGGTAAATGATGCACGTGGCGTAGATGATGAATCGAGACGTCGCGTTCACGCGTTCGGCTGGGGACTGCTCGTTCGTGGGCCAAAACTTGAAAACCGCGTCGGAGCGAATGAGCTCTTTTAAATCTTCAAACCAGGGTTTCATTTAATATAACAAGAGGTTTATTTTTTCAACAGTCCACCTAACATGTTCATGAGGGCGCCCTGGTCTATGCCACCACCACCTTCGCCACCCTGCTGCATCTTCGACGCGCAATCTTGCGCCAGGCCCTCGATGGCCTTCAACGTATCGGCGGGGATGCTCGTGATCGTCACGCCCAGCATGTACAGTGTTTGCAGGTACTGAAAGATGGCGCCGCGCGTGCCTTCACTCGCACGGGACCAGTTGGCCTTCATGTTCAGGTCCTTCAAGAAACCGATGTCCTCGTCGAGGAGGGTTTCGTCTCTCGCGGTGATGCGCTCGGCGTAGGGGCCGATGCCCGCCATGTACGTCTCAACAATCTTTCGTGGGTTACTCTTTCGGAGCAGGTCGAACGAGGTTTCAAACTTCTTGATGCCCTTCTCTTCTGGGAACGCCTTTCCCAATTCACCGAGGAAGTTTGCCATCATTTCGTTAAACGCCGAAACAGAAGCCATTGCGTCTGTGTCTGTGTAATTATACGATAAAATCTTTAAGCGAAATTAGAACGGGTCCGTGGAGATGGTCTCGCGCTGACCCAAGCCGTTGGACACGATGAAATAAATCAGAATCGCGTTGAGCGCCGCCGGCTTCGTGTACTGCGCCAGTTGCAACTTCCCTTCGTTGTTCAGCTGCGCCTTGAGGTGAATGTACGCCGCCGTGATGCCCGCACCGATGAGAGCGGCACTGAAAGGGTCTCGGAGGTAATCACTGAGTTCCATACATTAGACAGAGGTTTTCTTTTTTATCATCGTCTACGCTCGGGGGCATCGCCGAAGAGGACGCCGTCCTCCTCCTCCTCATCACCGTCCTGAGCAGGGACGTCGGGGATGGTTTTAAACTCATTTTCCAGACCCACTGGTGGGGTCTCTACCTCCGGCTCCGGCTCCGTCTCCGGCTCCGGCTCCGGCTCCGGTTCTGCATCGGTCGGGGGCTCCGGCTCTTCCACGACAGGTGCTGCTTCCTGGGTGGGTTCAGATTCGTCGTAGACCTCCTCTGGGTCTTCGAGGTCCGCGCCCTCGTCCCCGAGTTCGATGTTCTTGTCCGCGTCTTGGGAGGTCATGTAGGTCTGAAGGATTTGTTGCACGGGGATGAGTTCCTTGACGGTGTTCTCGATGCACGCACTCATGCGCGCGGTGAGCGTTTCGTCCCTCGTGTATTCACTCTGTTCTTCGTGGTACACGTACGGGTCCTTGTAGAGGTCTTTGGCGATGTTGTTGTAGCACGTCTGAATGAACACCTCCGTCGCTGGGAGTTTCAAACTGATTTTCTGACCCGTGCTGTTCAGTCGCACCGAGCTGAGAATCTTGGTGCACGCGACGAACACCGCGGCGAGGAGGTCGCTGAACCACGCACACCGGTTGGCGATGTTGTCGCTGTGCTGCTTGGACATGGCGTTGGACCAGTTCGGGACCTCCTTGAGGAGTTTTTGAAACTGAATGAGCACCTTCTTCCCCTTGCACATCGTGACGGACTCTTTGTACATGTTTTCAAACGTCTCGATCATGGCAGGCACCATGATGATGCATAGTTGACCGAGGTATTCCTTCTTCGCTTCGACGAGCACGTCCATATTACATTGGGCTGAAATAATTTTACCCCGTCTTGTACGCACTCGCCGCTTTTTTTAAATTCATCAAGGTCGGGAACTCCACTGGGAGTTCGACCTCCACCGGTGCCGACGCCGCCGACCGCTTTGGTGGTTTCACCTTGGGTTTCGGTCGCCACGACACGAACACGTCCACCTCTCCCACGTGTTGGGTCTCGAACCCACTGCGTTCGAACTGTCGCACCAAGTACCGCGCCGCCGCCTCGCGGTCGAACTTTGGGTATCCTATGACGTAGGACGGCACTCGAAGGAACACGTACTTGTCCCTTCCGAGCTCCACCTGCTGACGAATCTTCCGTTCAAACTGTTCGTAAATGCGTGTGTATATCTCTTTGCGTATCTCTTTGCGTTTCACATCGAGTTTCCGCACCTCGTTGATGTCTATGGGCATCTAAAATTTATCGAAGGTTTTCTTTCGCCGCATCTAACTCACCCACCGTCGGTGCGGACTTTTCCTTGACGATCTCAAAGTCCAAGAACTCCTTGGCCACGTCCTGCACGTACGGTCTGAGGTCAGAGGGTTCGTCGACGTTGAGCGGTTGCGTGCGCAACGAGAGCACCTTGACGTCGTCTCCTCTGACGGAGAGCGTGGAGACCACGGAGAAGCCATAGGCGAAACCCTTCGCGCGGACGCACATGAACATGCACTTGTACACGTCAGGGCTTCCGCTCTTGACGAAACGCTTGATCGCGGTGGTCTCGATGACGTACGAGCAGTCGTCGGTGCGCTTGGTGATTTCCTCGTTCGTCGTGAGGACGAGTTTTTCCATCAAGTCGTGGTCCACCACGGCCTCGGCCTCCGTGTAGGAAGAGGTGTCGTACTTAGGGTCATCGAGGGTGTATTTTTCCGTTTCATTCCGTGTCATGTACCACCATGCCACGGCCGCGGCCAGGATGATGAGTAAGAAGAGCATGGTTGCGTTAATATTTTTAGAGAAAATAAATCTGCTGTAGTTAGGAGATAGATGTCATTATTGATATTCAGTCAAAAGTGTCAACACAGTCGGGAGCTCATCGATTTCATTCGCGCGCGTCCACAGCTGGCGCAACTCGTGAGGTATCACGACGTCAACAGACAGGGGATTCCCCCTGAATACAGGAAGAAAATCACACGCGTCCCCACCATGCTGACGAAGAATGGAAAAATCCTCGTCGGTTCGGAAATCAAGGCGTGGCTCATGTCCCTCCTCCCGAACGAGGAGGTGTCGTTCGAAGACACGGGGTCGTTCTCGTGCACCATGACTTCCCTGGAGGACTACGAAGAAGTGCGAAGTGGGGGCGGTGTGTTCGAACTCGACAACTACGGGTCCACCCTTCAGCCGGCGATGACACCAGAACTCGAAGCGAAAATCAACCGAAGCGTGAACGACGCCTTCAATCAAATAAAGAATTGAGTCGTTTGTCATACAAAGATGCGATTGGTTACCATACAATCCACCGCTGTGAAATCGGTCTGTGAGGTACTTAAAGAAATCCTCAACGATGTTAACGTCTATTTCACACCGAAAGGGGTCTCCATCGTCACCTTAGACACCGCGCGGACCAGTCTCGTGGACCTGCACCTCGCCGCCGATAACTTCGAGGAGTACGAGTGCCCCGAGGAGGGTGGGGTCATCGCCGGCATCAACATCGCCAACACGTTTAAACTCCTCAAGAGCATCACGAACAACGACATCCTCACCATCTCCATCACAACGAAGGAGTTCATGAACATAGAAATCCTCAGTGAAGCGAAGAAGACCAAGTCGAAGTTTGAACTCAAACTCCTCGACATCGACGAACACAGAATAGAAGTCCCAGAACTCAAATGCGCGTGCATGACCACCATGCAAAGCGTGGATTTTCAGAGGATATGTCGAGACATGGCCAACATCGGCTCGGACATGG